AAAACCTGCGTAAATAGCGATGTTGCTGTTTCAAGAAGTGTCGGCAGAAGCTCGCCGATGGCTTCAATAATGCCGCCCACAGCAATAGGGATTGCCGTGATGACATTTTCCAAAACAGGAACGATGTTTTCTACAACAGCGCCAAAGGCATCAACAACATTTGCCGTCAGGTTCGTCATATCGGCATTGGCGTTTCCCAAGCCGCCGACAAAGGAATGAACGGATGCCTGCAATAGACCTAGTGCACCCGTTACTGTTTCGGTCGATTCCCTGGCAAAGTTTCCAGCATACTGCTCCGTGTTCTCAAAGAACATCTGCATGGCCATCTCGGCTTTTTCCGCCTGTGTCGCTTTAGCCCAGGTAAAGTCCAGACCTTTTGCCAGTGCGTAGGCCTCGATGTTGGTCGCATTCATCGCCACGCCGAGGTTATCCATCATGGTAAAGTTGCCCTTGGCCGCTCCTGCTACGGAGTCCAGAGCCATCTGCATGTCAATTCCCATGACGGATGCCATGTCGGCCGCTCTTTGCATAGCCTTTTCGGTCAATTCCAGGCTCTTTTGTTGTTCGATGCCGGAGCCTTGAAAAAGAGCGCCCATGACGTTTGCCGTTGCTAGATACTGACTTTGCGAAACGCCCATGTTCTTATATGCATCTTCACCGGTCTTTTGAATGGACGCGGCATACTTTCCAAACACGGCTTCCGATCCGCCGAGGTTTTGTTCCAGCTCGCCGAACTCTTTCACGACTTCTTTTCCGAGCTTGATAGCCGCAGCTCCGGCGGCTACAGCGACTGTCCCCATCGCTGCTCCGACACCTTTTAATACCGAACCGAGCTTTTTGAACTTACCTTCGGAAGATTCTGCAGCCTTGCCAGATTCTTGCAGTTCATCACCCAACTCATCAGCACTTTCCGCCGACTCGTCGAGTTCTCGCTCCATATCGTTTAAGGCGGCTTCCGCTTCGTTCAGTTTTATCCGCCAGTTATCGGTTCTGCGGTCATTTTCTCCGAAGGAGGTGGCTGCATTCTCAAGTGCGGCTTTTAAGGTATTGATTTTGTCCTTTTGCGCATCAATCTCTTTATTCAAAAGCCGCTGTTTTGCTGCAGAGCCTTCCAAAGACTGGTCGTTCTTTCCGAATTGCGACTCAACAAGCTTCATCTCCGAGCCGAGGACTCGAAACGAGCGATTGATGTCGGCGAGGGCTTTTTTAAACTCCCGTTCGCCTTCAAGACCAATCTTTAAACCGAATTTATCTGCCATCTATGCCACCTCCTTCCCGAAAAAGAGCAAGAAAAAAGCACCTTCCCTCGGGGTAGATGCCGTCCTGCACAGTGAATACTTTTTAAATCCCGCTTGGGATCACCTCATCAATGGAAAACTCTCGCTTGGGCCTTGCTATTCCTTCATATTGTCTATGGCATTCCATTAGGTCTAAGAGCAAAGAAAAGGGCATGAGCCAGACCTCATCCTGCGACAAGTGAAGCCAGCTCAGCCCGAAATATAAAAGCCTGGTAAATAACTCTCCGTCACTTACCCGGCCACTGCGTTTTTTGAGTCAGTCTCACTTTCGATGTTCCGTTTGGTCGCCTTTAAAAGTGCGTCCGTAATGGCGTCCTTGTATTCCGCCAAATCCATCGGAGAAGTCAAAAGCTCCACTTCCTCTTCGGTTAAAAGCTCTTGTTTATCATCCTTATGTTTTAAGTTGTGAATTAAGATCGGCTGGTTCGCAAGAAGTGTAATCAGCCAAATGATCTCACCCAGAGCCATCTCAAAATTCTCCGCCTTCATGAGCTTGTCGCCGAGATTTTCAAGACCGCCGTAGCGCCCGGCGATTTCCTTGGTCGCTTTGGTCGTTAAGAGCAGCTCGTATTCTTTCTCGCCGACTTTAATCTTCGTCATATATTCTTGATACATACGCCAACCTCCTTATGGTGCAACCGGTGTAAAGACCGGTTCATAAACGTTGTCATACCAACCGGTGATGACTTCTTGAGCCACGCCTGCATCGCCCTCGGTCACTTCCGCCTTCCAAGGATGTCTTCCTTCCGCATCCGGCTTGTTTCGCCGCATGATCGTGCCTTCGATGGTCGGTGTAGAGAAGGTGATGGAGTCGCCCTTCGTTTCAAGGTTCGTCGCCGGGATTCCGAATTTCACCCGGTAAAGCCAGAAATAACGGTATTTGCCGTTTGATTTCTTTGCCCTAAATCCGACAGCAACAGGCAGTCCGCCATCCTCCGACGAGGAGATCAGCACATTATTTGTATCAATCACGGCACCTGTTAAATCCGATGCCGCCGTGCTGCCGATGTCATCTACACCGAGCGACAGTGTTCCACTTTTGAACTCTTTTACAATTTCCGATGCACCGTCATCGGCATAAAGGATCGCTTCGGCAAGTTCCACCGACAGCTCCGCCGTGATGGCTTTCGCCAGCTGTACGGGCGCATCATAGGTTTCCTCACCGGATGTGTCTTCGGTAATTTTTGCATAATATAGTTTGTCCAGGCCTATCGTTGCCATAGTTCATTCCTCCTTATCTGACGTATTCTTTCGCCACGTCCAGGCTGTAATGGTAGTATCCCGTGTCTTCTTCAAGGTCTAAAAACCTCCGCTCCGTGATGATGAAATCCTGCTCCAGCAAGATGTCCGTCAGCCGCCTTTTCCAAAGAAGATAGTTTTCCTTGCTGAATAGTGAGATGCGGACTTCCTCCGTCTCCACTAACGGTCTGTTGTCGGCATAGAGCAACAAGTCATCATAAAGCGGTGTAAAGACGAGGTAGGTTTCCGGTGCCTTCTTTTCAAAAGAAACGGCTCCTGACGGAAGTCCTAACTCTTCTGCTATTCTTTTCAGTTCCGCTAATGCACTCATATGTCAAGCTCCCTTTTCAGCGTCTCTTCCATCGCATGGATAGCAGGCTTTCTTGCCTTTCGTCTGGCGGGCTTCATCCAGGGCTTTGCCTTCTGCCCGGATTTTCCATACTCCAAGACTTGGGCTTTCAGTGCATTCGGCACGCCCTCACGGTCTTTGGAATCTCCGACACCCACCCGGATATTCCACTCGCCGTTTCTATCCTGCAAGGCCGGTGTAATGCCGAGACTTCTGACAAGGTCGCCCTTAGAGCGGGAAGGGTACTTGGTATCTTTACCGATCCTGCCTTCAAGGTTTGCCTTCATCTGCGAAAGCACAACCTTGCCGCCGCTTTGTAAAATCTTAGGGGCTGCCTGGTCAAAGCGGTCGCCGAGCTTTGAGAGTTTGTCCAAAAACTCATCCGGCATCTTGATTTCACACCTAGCCATCTTTGACCACCCCTTCCGTATCGACCTTTTCAGCCAAGATCTCCCAGTAGAGCCCTTTATGACGGATATCTTCGACGGAGAGGATGTTGTATCTGCCGTCCTCCGTCACCACCACACACCGGGTATCAAGTGTGATGCCGGGGATGGAGCGGATGCGAAAGAGCACCGTCGCTTTGGAAAAAAGACTTCTATTCTTCCACATTTCACTGCCATAGCGGTCTTCCCGGTAGGCTCTGACGCTTACTAAAAGTTCGTCACGCTCTACCGGAAAACCATCCTCGTCCGTTCCTTGTTCCACGCGGAAAAGCTCAATAAAATGTGTCAATTTAATGCTCATAGGATCACGTCCTTATCACCTTGAAGCAGAAGTTTCACTGTCTCCCAGACCTGTTTCGCAGCATCGGGAGAATCGGAAAAGAAGCCGGCCGTAGAACCGTCCCTGCTTTCATAAAAGAAAGAGGCAAGGACGATCACGGCCTGCTTCGTGCTTTCTGTCATCGGATGACTTTGATAGTGATCCGGCCCTTTTTTCTGGTATCCCTCTGCATAGGAAATCGCAGAGGAAAGGCAGCGGAGCATGAGGGGATCATCCGCGTCATGCTCCACAACCAGATTTTCTTTTAATGGATGAAGAAGCTCCTCTGCGTTCATCGTTTCCTCCTTAAGCGCCGGCCTTCATCTGCAAGAGCTTCACGCTCTCAGGCAGGATTAGCTTGCCGTCCACTCGTTGTGTAGCCTTAAAGCCAACTTGTCCCGTTGCGGCAAAGAGCTCATTCAATCTTTGGAAAGACCTGCCCTGACGGTCGGCGATCCAGTAGTAGGAAAAGTCGCCGAAAGCAATCGCCAACGCTCCACCCTCTGCCAGAGGAGCAAAGCTTGACGTGTACACGGGACGATTCAAGATGGTATCCGGTGTGCCTGCTGTGAGAGCCGGCTGCCAGAGGTACTGTCCGGTGTTGTCTTTAAGTTTCCTAATCAACTTCACAGTCGCATCGTTCATAATAAAGACGGCATTTTTCCTGTACGGTGCACGAAGCGAATAGAAGAGGTCGATCAGCTCATCTGCCGTCACTGCTTTATCCGACGCAGCCGTAACGCCAACTTCTCCACCGCCTACGGTTTGGAAAATGCCTGTGGGCTTGCCTGTGCCGTCGCCGATAAGGAAGGCTTCCTCTTCTTTGGAACCCATACGCCTGCCGAATTCTTTAGCGATGTAGCTTTCCAGGTCAAAGACCGAGTCGTTTAAAAGTTCCTCGGAGACTTTGAGCATAGTCGCCAGCTTATAGGCACCGATGGAGACCTGGCCGAAGGCAGGATCAGATTCCGGGATGGCGGCTTCTTCGTCCACCCAGCTAGCCGTGCCTTTTGTTGCAACAACAGGGATTTTGCGATCTCCGGAAGATGTCTGAATGACATGAGCGATTTTTCTGAAGATGTTTTCTTCTTCCAACGCTTCCACAAGTGTCTGTTCAAACTCATCCGGAGCCAAATAGCCGCCCTCGGAGTCCGTACCGACCTGCAGGGCGTTCGTTATAACAGCGTTCTTCTTTCTCATAAGGTTCCAGAAATCACGCTTGTAGGCATCACTGCCCCTGCCGGTCTTGTCTTCCTTGGCCTGCATAGGGTTTGTCACCACAGGACGGCTGGTCGCTTCGTTAAGCTTCATGTCCATGTCCCGTTGGCGTTCCAGGCGGTCGATTTCTTTTCCAAGATCGACGACTTCCTGTTCCATCTTTTCGTAGGCGGCCGTGTTTTCTGCTGAGACGATGCCTTTGTCGT